ATTGTACTCACCGGGTTCCTTAACAATATGATGGTAAGGAACTTTGACCTGAAGTCCCATCTCTTCGATGTTGATTATATCGACGGGTTGTACGGGTCAGAGTGCACTGATATAAAACAAGCCATGTCTATGGTTATCGCCAAGATGACTATAGCATACAGAACGTACTTCCCACACCGGAAGTATACCGACATTTCAATACGACGGGCTACCTACACACGGAGCTCGTTGAGGTTCTCGATCGAGGTGCCTGATGAGCGTCGATAAACACATCTTTATCGTGCCGTTACAGACAATGACTCGTAAGTCTTTTGAGACGTATCTGAAAGACCGCTACGACTTTCTGGATTACGACTTCGTTTTACGGAACGCTTTACAGTTATGGATTGATTACCTCCAGGACCCTGATGGAGAATGGTATACCAATGTAGAGGAAGAAATTCATCTCGACTATGGTAGCCAGATCTCTAAGATGGCCGGGCGGATGGTCTTCCGTGACGGTAAGAACGACGCAACGCGTGATAGACGTATTGATTATAAGCAGAAACTAGTCGACACGATGGTGGCTGAAATCGGTAAACACATCACGCATGTTAGCAATTATATATCAGATCGGTTAGAAGAAGAAGATATCGAGGACCTGGTCCTTGGTTCTGAATACGAAGTCCTTGTCAAGTCTGCCTGGATGTCCGGTCGAAGTATAAAGTTTGTAGTCGAGGAAATTTAGTATGGGTAGAAGACGCAGCAGTCCCGTCGTCGTTATGCCCGCAAGAGAGTTCATCAACAAAGTTAGTTTCTTAAACGCCTTTATTCCAGAAGGTGTCTATTTAGATGAGGCTAACTTCATCGGCAATGTCTTTGACAACGTATTCAACGAACTAGACATTCCAATCTCAGAGATTGCGAGAACATGCTTCCACATGGTCCCGCATGCTGACCTGGATGATATCGCTTTCGCCAGAGGTATCATCGATGAAAACTTTAGTCATTTTGCGGACTTATTACGACTAGCGAAGGATAATGCTCGGGCTTATATGCCGAGCTATAATTACGTCGATTTAGTGCGGATAAGTTGGGATACAAAATCTTTATATCTGAAGGTGCTATGAATACGATAATTTGTATGCAAAGCCCAATGATTACCCGACTTGTTAGAATGTTGGATGAGCATCTGAGTGCGCAGGACATTCCGCCTTGCATGGACTCCAGAAGTCAGTTCCTGACCAGAGCCTGTAAGATAGATTTTACTACCATTCATCCGGTCCGTAGTCTTTTCGACGATAACCGCGAACTGTTCAACGCTTATCTTGATTTCTCTCAGGCGGTGATCGATAGTTGGGATCAACCACCCAGTGTACGTTCCATCGAAGTCATTTCCGTAAATGAAGTTAACGCGAAGCTCGCGATGGAATTTTATTAAAGAGGGCAAGATGGACATTTTAGACAGATTCAACCTTAAAGAAACCGTGACGTTCCAATTATATACAGGAGCGTCAGCGGTACTACCAGATTCCTTTACGCGCTGCGTTGTCACCAGTAAAGTGGATTACGACGATGTACGTAACTTCGGTTTCGACCCGGACGTATTACACCAGCTCGTTTTTCCAACGTTGCCTGCTAATACCTGTCCATCCGACCCCTCCAAATATAACTGGCTCATTGTCAGGACGTTAACCGGTAGCCGTGCTTGTATCGGCGAAGACTGGATTAACCCTGAGACAATCGAAGCAACAACTAACACCGGCTTGACTATTTACTGTTCGGCTTCCCCGCGCAACAGTATTAACCTCGCACGGCAAATACTAACCGCTAATGGCTTCACCGTAGCCAGCATTGAGCCAGACTGAATTACCGTAACTTGAACCGTTTCGTACTGGTTTTGAGAGAGGGATTTTCCCTCTCTTTTTTTTTTGTTTTTTTTTTGATTCCTTCTTGTATTGGTATAGAGAGCAATATTTTTTCCATTAGGTGGACTACATGGCAGCCTTTGTTAATAATCCATTTAATCGCAAAGCTTCGGATTATGTTCGTGACATTAACGTCATCGAAGGCGCGATTAACCAGTTCGCAATTATCTTATCACGTACCTACAAACAATCTTATCAAGAAGCACGTGATTATGTAATTGACGAGTTGAAGAACGGAAACAAACGTTTCCACGACCCGATCATGCGTTACCTTCAGCAAGATGAGAACGAAGATAGACATCCTGCTGAAATGAAGTTCTCGCAGTACATCAATTCTGCTGTTCGCGATAAGTTGTTAATGGCACCGACCTTTACCCAGATCTTGCCACCTGACCAGAAAGAATCTTTACTTTCTAGTTACATCAAGGTCAACTTATCAAAACGTAATGCGGAGAAGAAGCTTCAGTTAAAAGCATCTAACCACGGGGATAAGTTCCGTGAAACTCTCCACAAGAACAACCAGAATAACAAAAAGATTCTGAACAACGCCATATCCGGCAACCACCGTTCTATTCACTCGATCCTTTATGATCGTCCAGTGCATCCGATACTGACTAGTTGCTGTCGTATTGCGAACGGTTCAGCGAACTCGAATAACGATAGACTGTTAACAGGGTCGCGTCATTATTACACTCCGGATGTGGTACTAGCCAATATAGCTTCTATTATAGAGCTATCGGATTGGGATCTTGTTAGAAGAGCAGTAGATAAACATAATCTCCACCAACCAACGGTCGAAGAGACTATGGCGGTGATTAGACGATCAACTGACCTTTACTGGAATACAAGTAACGGCTTACGTTACATTATCCAATTCGTGGAACAACTTGACGGCTACGAACGTGCAGCAGTGTGCTATATGGGCGACCTATACCACCTGGCGCAGTTTAACGACAAAGTGGTACGTGATATACTGGATTCACTTGTCACCGTCCCTGAGGAGCGTGTAGAGAACCATTTCGAATGGCTCAACCATGTTGATGAAGATACTCAGGCGCAGATCAAAGTACGATTCCCTGATATCGTCGGCAAGGAGCACTTCTGGCACGATGACGTTAAAGCGCATCCTGACTACCCGCTTGTTGGTTCAATGGCTAAGCAGATCTATTACACGCTTGACCATTATGCCGATGTAATAAACGCGTTCCTGATGTCTAAGAACGTACCGTTCCTTATTTCTGATTTCCCTTCTGCTGTTCGTCGCGCAGGTGTTGGTTCTGATACTGACTCCGCGATCTTTACAGTTCAGGATTGGGCAATCTGGTATAATGGGAATGACGATGTAACGTACGACAACATTCTCTTGTCAGAAGCGATGGCTTTCATTGTATCCGAAACCACAACGCATAACCTGGCCACCCAGACAGTTAACATGGGTGTAACCGATGAGAAAGAAGTCTTCCGTCTCTCGATGAAGAACGAATACTTATTCCCTGTCTTTATGCTGACGTCGCGTGCTAAACACTACGCAGCGTTGCAGAAGGTACAGGAAGGTATTATCTTCGATAAAGCTAAACTGGAGAAGAAGGGCGTAGAACTCCACGCATCTAACTCACCAGAAGGTATTCGTAAAGACCTTGACAAGATGATTGTTGATGTATTGACGAAACAAGAGAAGGGAGAGAAGATTTCTCTGCACTCGATGCTGGTACATGTAGCCGAATGGGAACATCGAATCTTTAACTCGATTACCGCAGGCGAAACAACGTATCTTAAATCAGCACGTGTGAAAGAAGAGGATGGGTATACGAAGGAAGCAGAGAAGTCGCGTTACATGAACTTCATGCTTTGGTCTGAGGTGTTTGCTGACACTTACGGTGCATCATTACCGCCACCGTATTCAGCACTTGCGTTCAGTATCATTCCTGATACGAAGAACAAGACAAAAAAATGGCTGGATGAGTGGCCTAACCAAGAACGAGCAGAAAGACTCCGTTCGTTCATGGCCAGGGTTAAGAAAGACTACTTGGGTGAGATCCTCTTACCTGAGGAGAACGTCATGTCATACGGCATTCCATCCGAAATCCTGGATGTGATCGATGTCCGTAAGATCGTTGCGAAAGCGGTATCTCCTTTCTACCTGTTCCTGGAGTCGTTCGAGTTCTACCTGCAAGATAAAGACCAATGTAAATTGATCATGGACTTTATCTCACAGGAGGACGTAGACAACTTTAAAGCAAGTAGGGAAGAATCCCCTTCTCAAAAAGATTGACAACGACGCTTTCATCTACGCCGTTGATGCCACGGAAGGCACCGCTGTTTTTGAGTTCGCGATAACGTTTCTGTAGAAAATTACGTGTCGCACCATTATCTTTTGAACCAGCTTGAAAACTAAGCTGAGCCAAAGTCGCCACCCAGGGAAACGACGCAAGTACAAGAGCGCCTGCGTTCATGCTACTGATCGAAATGTTAGGGAGTTGCATTACATCCCATACAGATCGGTTATCCATAAGTAGCATTGCTTGCGACAAGTCTAAGAGATTACGAGCCTTTTTCTGGTTGTTCTCTAAGATGTATTCAATATCTTCCTTAACCGCCATGTTGACGTCCGGTATCGAGAAGTTGTAGTTCTTCTTCTGCGGGATAATAGGAAGACCAGTCGCGTAAGAAGTCAGCTGATTAAAGTAAGACATGTTTAAGTCAGACTTCATCATGTTGACCAGCGGGTACTGGAAAACAAATTGGCCAATAGGTGGCATGATCTCTAAGTTACGTTCACACCACTTACGCCATTTGTAGTATTGCAGAGCCAGCAGTGGAATATCCAC